GTAAATGGCAAGTTAATTGCCTCAGATAATGTTCCTTTTAGATTCGGCGTGAATTCTAACGGAGAATATGGCTACATTATTACGAATCCGGCAGGTGCAGATACAGTTATCCCTTTTAGCAGTGAGGCGTCGTATGCGGCTGCACTATATAATGCTTTAAAACCAAGCGGATTAGTAAACGCCAATATGACATTTAACCAATTAATAGCTGTTGTAGCATCACAAAATCCTGCTACTTATTCTTTGATAAGAAGTGGGTGGACGGTTGGTACTGCTGGAGGAGCTATTACGCCAAGTGCTTCCTCTAATGGTAGTGCTGTTACACTAAAAATCGCATCACAAACCGGAATGAGTTCTTATGTGTATTATACTTCTCCAGCAATCAACCTATCTAGTTTTAAAACTTTAACTTTGCAGGGATCATCTTATAAAGTAACAGGTAATCCTTATGGTTCTGATGATTA